CCTGAAACTGCAAGTAGTGGTTCAGATGCATATAAGAAAGCTCTTAATTTATTATCAAATCAAGATGAATATGATATTAATTTATTGTTACTTCCTGGTATTATATCAGCAACCCATACTACAATTGCTGCAAAAGCAATAGATACGGTAGAAGAAAGAGGTGATTGTTTCTTAATTCTTGATCCAGTAGTATATGGTTCAGCTGTAACAACAGCTGCATCTCAAGCTGAAGGTAAAGATAGTAATTATGCGTCTATGTATTGGCCTTGGGTACAGATTCCAGATGCTGATTTGGGTAGAAATGTATGGGTGCCACCTTCAGTTGCTATGGCTGGTATATATGGGTTTAATGACAAAGTTGCTCATCCTTGGTTCGCTCCTGCTGGATTGAATCGTGGTGGAATTGATATTGCAGTTCAAGCAGAAAGAAAACTAACACAAAGTAATCGTGATGACTTATATAATTCTAATATGAATCCAATTGCTACATTCCCAGGTCAGGGTGTTGTCGTGTGGGGTCAGAAAACTTTACAGAAGAAAGCATCAGCACTTGATAGGGTTAATGTAAGACGACTATTGATTAAATTGAAGAAGTTTATTGCTTCAACATCAAGATTCTTGGTATTTGAACAAAATAACTCTAAAACAAGAGGCAGATTCTTAAATATTGTTAATCCTTATATGGAACAAGTTCAGTCTAATTCTGGACTAAGTGCATTTAGAGTAGTAATGGATGAATCAAATAATACTGCGGATACAATAGATAGAAATATATTATATGGGCAGATATTTATTCAACCAACAAGAACTGCTGAATTTATCGTATTAGATTTTACTATACAACCATCTGGTGCTACATTCCCAGAATAAGAAATAGTTTTAATTGAATAAAAAAGAGCTTAATAAATTAAGTTCTTTTTTTTCTTATTTTCAATATTTATATATGAATAAATAACCTATTTTTAGGAGAAATGAAATGCCAGAATTAGTAGAAGCCAATGAGATAATGTTTACACCATTTGAACCGAAATTACAGAATCGGTTCATATTAACAATTGATGGTGTTCCGTCTTATACAATTAAAGCATCAGGTAGACCTCAAATTCAATTTGAAGAAGTAGAATTAAGACACATGAATGTTTCAAGATATGTAGCTGGAAAGGGAACCTGGCAACCACTTGATATAACTTTATATGACCCCATTGTACCATCTGCTGCACAGGCAGTAATGGAATGGGTAAGATTATCACATGAATCTGTAACTGGTCGTGATGGTTATTCTGATTTTTATAAAAAAGATGTTGTTATAAATACACTTGGACCTGTTGGTGATAAAATTGAAGAGTGGTCATTAAAAGGTGCTTGGATTCAAGCTGCTAACTTTGGTGAATTGTCATTTGAAAATGTAGCTCCTGTAGAAATTGTAGCTACAATTAGATATGATTATGCGATACTTCAATTTTAATTAATAAAAATAAGATATGAATTAAAATCCTCAACTAAAAAAGTTGGGGATTTTTTCATTATGTATATATTTATATATGAAAATGTTATGTGATATAATAAAGAGGTTATTAAAAATGTCAGAAAAAACTCAGTTAACTACATTCAATAAGATTATAGAAGTAGTATTAGAACACGAAGGTGGGTATGTAAATGACCCAAATGATTTAGGCGGTGAAACCAAATATGGTATCACTAAAAGGTTTTATCCAAGTGTGGATATTAAGAACTTAACTAAAGAGCAAGCCAAAACAATATATCACACAGATTATTGGCGAAGAGCTAAATGTGATGAAGTTCCACCCCATCTACGACATATCTATTTTGATATGTGTGTAAACTTTGGACAAGGTGGAGCGGTTAAGGTTTTACAAAGAACAGCAAATGCTAAAAACAAAGAAAAAATTGACGTTGATGGTGGTATAGGACCAGCAACACTTAAAGCAATTCAGAATCTTGAACTTGAAAGAGTACGAGCCTATCGAGTATTAAGATTCGCTAACTTAGTTATCAAGAAACCAGAACAAGAACGATTTTGGTTTGGTTGGTATAGACGGGCAACCGAAGTATAGGGGGGGTAATGTAATAATGTCAAACACAAACGAATTATATGAAACAATGAACAATCTATGGGAAGAATTTCAAACAAACCATAGAACATTTACAGAAAATGGTAACAAAGCTGCGGGTGGTAGAGCACGCAAAGCAGTAGGTGAAGTAAAGAAACTTGTTACTGATTATAGAAAAGCATCTGTAACTGAATCAAAATAGTAGGAGTTAAAAATGGCAGAAAATAAATTTCCAAGTGAAGTTATAGACTTACCAAGTGAAGGTAAGTTATATCCTGAGGATAGTCCTTTAAGAGAAGGTAAGTTAGAGATTAAGTATATGACTGCTAAGGAGGAGGATATACTCACATCACAGAATCTTATCAAAAAAGGATTGGTAATAGAAAAGTTACTTGATTCTTTAATTTTAACTAAAGATGTAAGGAGTGAAGATTTAGTTATAGGTGATAAAAATGCGGTAATGGTAGCAGCTAGAATTTTAGCATATGGTCCTGAATATGTTTGTGAAGTTACAAATCCAAATACAGGGGAACAACTGACTCATACTTTTAATATTGCAGATTGTCCATTTGTTAAACTACCAAAGGATGTTGATGGAAATAATTTTGATTTTGAATTACCAGTATCAGAACAAAAGATAACATTTAAACTTTTGACTGGCAAAGATGAGAGAATGATTAATGTAGAACTTGATAGGATAAGGAAATTGGGTACGCAAGTAATACCTGAATTGACAACGAGACTGAGATATTTAATAACATCGGTTGATGGCGAAACTAAGCAAAGTGTCATAAATTCATTCGTTGAAAATATGTTGTCAAAAGATTCTTTAAGTTTAAGACAAGAAATAACTAAAGTAACACCAGACATAGATTTAAGTCAAGAAATAGATATAGAAGGAGACACGGTCAAGGTAGACATACCAATGACCGTAAACTTTTTTTGGCCTAACACCGAAGCATAAACCACAGATTCACGAAGAAATATTCCAACTTTTATATTATGGAAATGGTTTTGTTCATTCCGATGTATATGATATGCCTGTATACTTGAGAAAGTTTTATTTAACAAAATTGAATGACTACAAAACAAAAGAAAATGAAGAAATGAAGAAAGTTCAACAAAAGAAACCAGCAATTGCCAAACCATCTTTTGTAAATCCAAGAATAAACAGATAATTTTTACCTAATTTGATATTTATATATGAATAAATAGGCAGTATAGGAGAATGCTATGCGAAAAAAAGATTCATATATGGATAAAAATAACATCTTATCAGAAGGTGTTCTTGATACGATCATAAAATATTTAACTCAATATCCAAAATTAAAAAATAATAAAGAATTTAAAAGTGGTTTAAAGGATTTAAATAAAGGACAACAAAAGTTAGAAGATTTAATTAATGCTGAAATCAAAAAACATGGTTTGAAAAGAAAAACTGTAAAATTAAAACAATTCAAAACATCAGATTTTTTTAAGTAGAGATAATTAATGGCTAATAATAGAGATTTAAGAGAACAAGTACAATTATTGAGAGATCTCAATAGGGAAACTGAACAACAGCTTAAAATAGAAAATGAAATTGATTCCACGTATAATAATAGACAAAAATTATTAGATGATATGGAGTCAAATTTAGGTAGTTTTGTTCAACTTAAAAAGATACAAAGAAATATTGAGAGTGAAATTAATAGACTTAATGAAACAGGTCATACTGAAATAGCAAAAAAATATGATAAGGAAAAGGAACAAGTAGCTGTAGCAATTAAACATACTAATGTTATGAAAATTGCTAATGGATTACATGGAGTTGCAGAGGAGTTACTTGGTGGTATGTTAGGTACAATGAAAGGTTTTATAAATCCATGGACAGCTATGGCAGCTATAGCTATCGCTTTCTCAGGTACTCTCGATGAAATTGGTGGAAGATTTGGTGCGATAGGAATACAATCTCTAGATGTAAGAAATAGTTTGATGGATGCTCAAGTAGAAGCTACCAAACTTGGAAAGGGAATGGAGGATGTACTAACTGCAACTACACAACTGACAGATAACTTTGGAGTAGGATTATCAGAAGCAATAAAGTTATCAGCATCAGTTATTGACACAAGTGTTGCATTAGGAATTTCAACTGAAGCTACTGGCGACTTAATAGGTTCATTTAAAACTTTAACAGGTTTATCAGCAGACCAAGCCGTTACTCTTGCAAAGAATGCAACACTTTTGGCAAAAGCTAGTGATGTAGCACCACAACAGATATTGAGAGATATGGCTGAAGCATCACAGGAGATAGCTGGATTTACTGATGCTACCGGTACAAATATTGCTAGAGCTGCGATTCAGGCAAGAAAACTTGGACTGGCGTTGAGTGAAGTTGCCGCATCTGCAAAATCATTACTTGATTATCAAGCTTCATATCAAAATTCATTAGAAGCCTCTGTTCTTGTTGGTAGAGAAATAAATGTAGAAAGGATGATGGAACTTTCTTTGGCTGGAGATTTAGAAGGATTACAGAAAGAACAAATTAAACAACTTGGAACACAAGCTGAATGGGGCAAATTAAATGTACTTCAGAGAGAAGCATTAGCACAGGCTGTAGGATTGAGTGTTGACCAGGCAGCAAAATTCATTAATAAAGAAAAAGAAGCAGTTACATTAGCAGGACAACTTGCTGGTCAACCAGGTTTTGATGAACTTGTAGGTGAAAAAGGTATATCTACTTTAACGAGATTAACTGGTGGTTTAAAATCATTGGGAGCTTCTTTAACAAATTCATTAGGACCTATATTAAATATAGTATTAAAATTATTACTTTGGGTTGGAAAGGCATTAGAATTTATTTTAGAACCATTTAATATGATATTTAGAGCATTTAATATGGGTATGGAAGGTACAGTAACACCAACTGGAATCCCATCACTACAAACAGAGGGATTGGTTACAAAAACAGGTATAGCAGAAGTTCATGCTGGAGAAAGTGTTGGGGTATTTAATGAAAAAGTTATTGTGGATGCTATAGAAAAAATGAGTGATAAACTTTCTAATTTACAATTAAAGACAAAGATAACAAATAAAGATTTAAATGTTGTATTAACACCAAGTAAAGCGGGTAAGTAGATAACGGAGAAATAGATTGGGTTTAGAGAAATTAAAAAGTGTTTTTGCGGAAGGAGCTGGAGTTAATAAAAGTCAGATCTCAGATAGATATAGCGAAGATGAAATAGTTCAGCCAATGGAAGGAATTTTTGGAAATAGAAATTCTGAAGTTAATTTTTTTAGTGGCACAAATTCATATAGACCAACTTTAGATCCATCCATATCTGGGTTTACAAAAAACTTTAATCTTGGTGGTTATGCTTTCGCAGATGGTCAACCTGGCAACTCAAAATATTTAGATATTTTAAGTAATACACAAACAATGGTAAATAACATAGATATAACATCTTTGGGTACATCTAAACTTGGATATGGAGATTTTCAAACACCTGATTTTGAAGGAAATGATATAAGATTTACAGCTGGATATGGTTATCCATTTGCTAATACAATACTTCAAGTTTCTAAAGAAGGAAATGGAGCTAGTTTATGGTATACAACAACTGATGGGAAAGTATCAGTTGGAGCTAGTGGAGCTGTAAATAATTTTGGACCTATATCTGATTTAGCAGATTCCATTGGATTTGATATACCACCCTTAGATTTTTCAGTTGATATAATAAGTTCAAAACCATTGAGATATGAAGATACAATTTGGGAAAAGAGTAATTTTACTCCTCAAGATATGGGTGAAACTTTACCACCAGGATATTTGGGTAATCAAAGAGGGATTGCATTCCAAACTATATCACCTAATGTAAATAGGGGTAAAGCTCTTAAATTTTCCGCACCGGGTCTTGGACCTATAAGTACATTAAATGATCTTTATGAAGGTCCTAAAGCTGGACATGGTGCTGAACGTGGAACTACTGCTACCGAAGAAATTAGTAAGATGAATACAGGCTTACATCTTTATTTAGGAAATCAAACATCATTTGTTAAATTGGGTCCAGATATTTATCAAGGTTCAATATTAGATGCTCTTAGAGCTGGGGATATTGCTTATGTAAAAGAAAAAGCTATAGAGTTTGCTCTTGGTGTTGGTGAAAAAATATTAGATAAATCTGGTGATATATTGGCTACTGCTGGTAAAAATATGGCTGACTGGGCTTCTGGAATTTCAATAAAAACTCCTGAATTACCAAAATTAACAACACTTGTAGGTCAATTTTCTTTAAAGGGATTAAAGGGACCTTCTGTAGATTTAGCTTCATTTGGATCAATGGGTGGAATGTTTGATGGTCTTAAATTGAAACATGGATTTAATCTTTCATTATCAAATTTACCTAAACTAGATATAAATTTACCAGATATTAAATTTCCATCCATACCCTCCATACCATCATTGGGTGGAACTGGAATGGGTGGAGCATTCACTAGTTGGGGAATAAGTTTACCACCATTCCCAAAGACGAGTATAAAAAACAACCCAGATCTTTTAGATTTATTGGAAACTATCAGAAATGATACTACTGCTTTTGCTAAAGCACAACTTGGTTTTCAACAAGGACTTTTGGGAGATGGCGCCGGAGCCGATGGTTCTTTAACAGATAATGCAAATCCAAGAGGTTTAACAGCAAAACCAGGAATTAAGATTGAGAATCCACTACCGTATAAACAATTAGGTACATCTAAATATACTGATGCTATTATATCAAAACATCCAACAAATAGTGATGTTGTTGGCGAACAAGGTCCTTTACCATTATCAAAAGTTTCTTCTGACTTCTACCCATCAACCCTTGATAAAGGTGATTTTAAAACATTATTACCAGCTGGTGCGGGAAACACTTTAGAAGAAGCTGGTGAGGGATCTGTATCTAATTATGTAGATGTTGCTCAAGGTGAAAAATACGGATTACCATTCTACTTTAAAGATTTAAGAGATAATAAGTATATAATATTCAGAGGATACTTGTCGGGTATGACACAGAATGTTTCACCGGAATGGACAGAACATTCTTATCTTGGAAGAAGTGAAAGTACTTATGTTTATAGTAAAGCTAAGAGAAATATTAATTTTACATTTAAAGTTTATGCTACAACAAAACCAGAATTACAATTAATTTATGAAAAATTAAATCTGTTAACATCTTTAGCTTATCCAAGATATAAAACTCCAGGAAAAGGTGCTTTACAAGAAAAAAATAGAATGATGCCGCCAATGTGTTCATTACGAATAGGAGAATTATTTGGAAATAATTCTAAAAATGTAACTGGATTTTTAGATTCTTTGAATTTTAATTGGCCTGATGAAACAACATGGGAAATAGAAAAAGGAAAAAGAGTTCCAAAAGAGTGTGATGTAACTGTAGGATTTACTGTTATACATAGAACACCACCACATCATGAAACACCGGCTGATGAATTTTTCGGACTTGGATTTAAATAGGAGAACATAAATGTCAAGATATTCAAACACAAATACAGCAAGAAAATCTTTGTTACCAAAACAAA